AAACTTGCTGCCGCAAATTCAAATACGGCTACAAGACATATATTACAGTCTAGCTTATATATAACTCTTACAATGGCTGAATGTATTTCTATGCGCGTTTCAGATGTAATAGAATATTCACCTACCAGAGAGTCTTTTATTAAAAGCTTAGGTAAATTTAATGTTGCAACTTTAGAAGAAATGGCGAGTTTGCATTTGCATGATTTTGGTATATTTATAGAATTAGCACCTGATGAAGAAGAAAAAACTAGATTAGAAAATAATATACAGGTAGCGTTGCAACAAAAAAGTATTAATTTAGAAGACGCAATAGATATTAGAGAAGTTAGAAATATAAAACTTGCTAATCAATTATTAAAAATACGTAGAACTAAAAAAGAAGCGCTTGATAGAGAAAAGCAAAAAGAAAACATTCAAGCACAAGGACAAGCAAATCAACAATCTGCACAGGCTGCCGCGTTAGCTGAAACACAAAAACAACAAGCTATTGCAGAAACAAAAGCTCAATTAGCACAAGCGCAAGCACAACTTGATTTAGAAAAGCTAGAGCGTGAAGCGGCGATTAAAAAAGAATTGATGCAGTTGGAGTTTAATCTAAACATGAGATTAAAAGAAGCTGACAAAAAACAAGTAAACGAAAAAGATAAGTTTAAAGAAGACCGTAAAGATGAAAGAACTAGAATACAAGCGAGTCAACAAAGTGAACTTATAGAACAAAGAAAAACAGACGCTCCGGCTAAAAATTTTGAATCGGCAGGGTTTGATAATTTAGGTGGTTTTGGACTTGAACAGTTTGATCCACGTTAACACTTATTAATTTTTATATTATTATATTATGACACAAGAAGAAAAAGTTGTAGAAGAATTAGTTGTAGAAACTAAACAAGAAGAAACAACAGAACAAAAACAAACAACAGAACAAAAACCCGCTGATAATCAAAAGGTTAATCGTGATTATGTTGAAAAAAAAGAAGATGGAACTATTAAGTTAGATTTAAATAAACTAAAAACATTTCAAGAAAATGCCGTTCAAGAGCAAAGCACAGATGAGGTTTCTGTACGCGACGAATCCGCGTCTAGCGAAAAAATACAGACTGAAAACGTCGAAAAAGAAAATGAAGAAATTACCGGAGAAAGTAAAAAAGAAGAAACGCCCGTAATAGAAGAAATAAAGGATAGTGAAAATAAATTAGAAACAACAAATGAAACAAAAGAAATTGTTGATGCTAAGCCTGTTGAATCTATACCTGAAAAACAAGAAGTATTACCGCAAAAAGAAACGCAACAACTGCCTGAAAATATACAATCAGTAGTTGAATTTATGAAAGAAACAGGCGGTTCATTAGAAGATTATGTAAGATTAAATGCTGATTATTCTAATGTAGATGAAAATACTTTATTAAGAGAATATTATAAATCAACTAAACCGCATCTTAATTATGAAGAAATATCTTTTTTAATGGAAGATGATTTTTCATTTGATGAAGAAGTTGATGAACCGCGAGTAATTAAAAAGAAAAAATTAGCTCGCAAAGAAGAAATTGCTAAAGCCAAAAAGTTTCTTGGCGGACTGAAAGATCAGTATTACAAAGAAGTTAAGTTAACTTCTAAGTTAGATCCTAAGCAAAAAGAAGCTATTGACTTTTACAATACATACAACCAAGAACAAACCAAAATCGTTGAAAACCAAAAACAACAACAACAACATTTTTTAAACGAAACTAATAAAGTATTTAATGATAATTTCAAAGGTTTTGATTTTACTGTTGGAAACAAAAAGTATCGTTATAATATAAAAGATGTTGATAGTGTAAAAAAATACCAAAGCGATATTGTTAATTTCGTAAACGAGTTCGTTGACGATAAACAACTAATTAACAATGCACCAGGCTATCATAAAGCTTTATATTCAGCTAGAAATATTGATAAAATTGTTAATCATTTTTATGAGCAAGGTAAAGCTGATGCTATTAAAGAGACTGCAATACAAGCTAAAAATGTAGATATGTCTCCACGTACAGCGCCTGTTGTTGAAGCGAACGGTATTAAGTTTAGAGTTTTAAGCGGTGATGATAATTCTAGGTTAAGATTTAAAATTAAAAAATAACTTAAAAATATTAAAAAATGGCTTTTAATACATCATTAGGATTAGGTGGTTCATATTCACTTACTCCTTCACCAACGCCTACTGTAAGCGATAATAACTATATCGATTTTACATCATCGGCTACAGCCGGTTGGGCACAACAATATCTGCCAGAGTTATATGAACAAGAAGTAGAAAGATATGGTAATCGTACTATTTCTGGTTTTTTACAAATGGTAGGGGCAGAAATGCCTATGACATCTGACCAAGTTGTTTGGTCTGAACAAAATAGACTGCACATTGCGTATAAAAGTACAGGTGCTGCAGATGGTACAACTAGTATACAGCTTGTTGGTACTTCCGGTACGTGTTCTATTGGTACTGGCTTAACTAATTCATTAAGAGTTGGTAATACGGTAATCATAACTGATACCGCTACTGGTTTAAAAACTCTTAAATGTTTTGTAAGTCAAACTAGTGGTACTGCTACTGGTGGTAATAATACTAACTTTACTGTTTTACCTTATACACAAACTGATTTATCAGGAGGTGATGGTACTGCTGTTGCTTTTTCTGACAATGAGCAAATCAATGTATTTGTTTATGGTTCTGAATTTGCAAAAGGTACTAGCTCTATGTCAGGAGAATTAAAACCACAATTTACACAGTTTAACAATAAACCAATAATTATTAAAGATCACTTTAAAATTTCTGGTTCTGACACTGCACAAATTGGCTGGGTTGAAACTACTGATGAAGCCGGACAAACTGGTTACTCTTGGTATTTAAAATCTGCGGGTGAAACAAAATTAAGATTTGAAGATTATCTTGAAACTTCATTAGTTGAAGCGGTAAAAGGTGTACCTGGAGCGTCAACTGCTGATAGCGCAATTGCTGATGCAGGTGATGAATTTGGTACTGAAGGTTTATTCGCAGCTATTGAAACTAGAGGTAATGTTTTTGAAGATTTAGCTACGCTAGGTGATTTTGATTTGTTACTTAAAAATCTTGATAAGCAAGGTGCTATTGAAGAAAATATGTTATACGTTAATCGTTCATTAGCTCTTACTCTTGATGACATGGTAGCAGGTCTTAATGCAAACTTCCAAGGTGGTGCTTCATTTGGTACTTTTAATAATGACGCTGATATGGCATTAAACTTAGGTTTTAGTGCTTTCAGAAGAGGTTCTTATGACTTCTATAAGTCTGATTGGAAATACTTAAATCAAGCAGATGCAAGAGGTGGATTTGGTGACGTATCTGGTACTTTAATACCAGCTGGTACATCAACTGTCTACGATCAAACTCTTGGTAAAAACATGACACGTCCTTTCTTACACGTAAGATACAGAACTTCAGCGACTGATGACAGAAGATTAAAAACTTGGGTCACTGGTTCAGTTGGTTCTGCAACTTATGTAGGAGATGACTTTATGGAAGTTCACTATTTATCTGAAAGATGTTTAGTAGTTCAAGGAGCTAATAACTTTGTACAACTTAAAGAATCATAATATTAACCCTTAAAAACTAAACAAAATGAGTAAATTCTTAATTTTCATAGATGCAGCTGATGATGCTGCAATGTATCCAGTTGAGTCACTATTAGGTTTAACAGTAGCAGGCGACGGAGCCTTAATTGTAAAATTTAAAAGTTCAATAGGTAAAAGTGATGGAGGCGATATAGTTACATTAACTGTAACCGCTGACACTGAGCTAAAAGTTTTTAAATCTTTAGCAAAGTCTATTTCTGAAATTGGATCTTTTAGTGGTAGCAACAGCAGTTCTTTAGTTGTTTGCGATGATGTAAACTCAGTGTTTGCACACCCAGATATACTAAGCTGTACAATCACACTTGACACATAAGTCAATTAATCAATGAAAGCAAAAGGGGCTCCGGCCCCTTAGGCTTTTATTTTAACTATTTAATTATATTATATTATGGAAACAAAAACAAAAACAGCTCCTAAATGGGAGATAAAAGATAGATTTTATTATCTAAAAGGTTCTAATGAACCATTAAGCTATGTGTTGGCTTCAAAGTCTACACCTAGAAAACCAT